ACCGAACTTCCGCCGTACCCTGAGTTTTTATCAACCCGGGTCACCTTCGACAACGACTAAACACCGTCTAGAAGACGTCTCGTCCTGGAGCTAACCACTCTAGTCCGCGACAAGGGAAAAACACGACCGAGCCTCTGAACAAGGCGACGTCGTAAGGGGCGCTCGACGATAGCATCAAGAGCGTTGGCTCAACCAAGGAGATAGATATGTTAAACAAGTTGTTGGAACTGCTGTTTCGCTCACGGCAGCGTCGTTGTGAGGTTGGTGTGAAGATAGATATTCCGCTCGTACTCACCTCTAACGCCGTGAGAACAGTTATGTACACGTTGCACGAGCTTCGCGCCGAGTACCCGGAGCTATGCTTCGACGTGAAGCTCAACCAAAACGTCCCTAAACTGCATGTCTCGGCTCGCAGCAATCAGGTTGTTTTGGCTATACCTGAACTCCGTACTCGTGAATCGATCAGAGCTTTTATGTCCAATATCTACGGTTCTGTGAATCTCGTTCGTAAAGCGGGTCTTGTTTCAATTTCTAAAAGATAGGATAGCGTATGGCATATAAGTTTCAGACCGCTCCACTAGTCGCCAATGACGAACTCTTCAGAGTAGTAAACTACGAGGACGACGTGGTGGCAATCTCAGTTGTCGTCGACGAGTCGAAAGCGACACAGTTGGACGACGACTTCCCGGGCTTTCTTGCCACGGGTAATCTCCGTAGTCACATTAGAGGAAAAATCTGTCATGCAGGAATTCTATTCAAGACGTATAATCCAATTTTCCGTGAATGGGTCTACGATAAGCGTTTCCTCTTCGGGGGGCATATCTCGTCCTTACTCGTTTCAGCTGAAGCTTGAGGACTTCGTTTCCCTCTGCACTTACCTCACGGTCGACCGTATCGACGCGATCACAATTTTCAACGGCGCGATTGCTGACGACCCGTCGAAGAAAAGGGATCTAATTCAGCTAATTGATATCGCAGTTAAACTTGATTATAGGAAATAGAATGAAAGCCACAAAACACCTCATCCTGCCGAACGTTTCTTTGAAGAATACCGAAGACGTCATCGGCATCGTACACATCGCTAACATCTTCGATATGAAACCCTACGTTGAATCCGAAGCTCCGGCAGTACTGTCGTTCGCTGACGTGAACGACATCGAAATCGTGTTACGCTACCCCCGTGTGTTCGGTGACAGCTACTCGGTCCTGATCGGTTATCCGGGCGCTGAATATACTGCTTCCTTCGAAAGCTCGACGAGTATGCTCGATAAAGTTTCATATGACACGCTGGTGTTGGAGTTGAACGCCGCGAAACGCGCTGAGCATCTGCGCCAATTGGAACGCGAGACACCTGCGGAACGACAGGCGCGTACTCTTGACCGGAAAGATGGTACGCGTAAGGCTTTCGACGCCTTTGAGATAGCGGACGGCTCCGTAGATGATTAAAGACTACAACAGTTGTGACAGGATCTATCGTGGTCGTTACGCCGACGCGAAAGCTACGCGACGAGGCATCTTTCGGAATGGGCGTGGTAGGCACGCGCTTCCGCTACCGTCGCGCTCTCCGATCGAAGTGCTTCCGGGCGTCTTTTCGTTCGACCCGAGATATCTCGGTTTCCTCGATTCGCTAGCAACGAGACTTGGTGACGACAGAGCGCTTCAACCGAGCGTCGATAAGCTCGGCTTTGTTGGTCCCAACGGTATCCACGACGACTTTGAGGCGCTGCGAACTGTTCCGGGTTATTCTATGAATCCCCTATCCTACGTTCCCGTTGATAATTCACTACTCTGCGATGAACTCGGATTACCGGACACCTGGCGATCTGAACGGCACAAGCAGATTTTCCGTAATGTCTGGCGTCTAGTCTTTCAGAACTATCTTCCGTCCGCTATTAAAGTTCCGAAGCTTTCAACAGAGGGCTTTCCTGACTTTCTAGCCGATGCGCAACATAAGTCTGACTTCGCTATTTGGTTCCTCGGCAACTGGCGCGATGCGATGACGTTAAACAGCGTGGCTGACATGGAGACGCTGTACAAGCGTTACGGTGTCGTCTTCGCTTACTACCTGAACAAGCGTGAACAGGTGGATCGCATCGGTAAACAACGTATCGTGTTTGACAAAGAGTACGCTGCTACCTCTGGAAAGAGTGGTCGCGCTTTTGCCGCCGATAAGTCGGTGGTGCTCGATGGTGTGCGATACGATAAGTTTTCGGCCAGTAGGTCTCGTGTAGTCTCCGGAGGTCCGTGGAAGATGAACTTTGTCATCCAGATTGTCGCGACCGGCGCCTTGCACGCTCTGTTCGAGACGTTCCCAAAAACGTTTCATCAGACCGATATGAAGAAGATCTGTCGCGAGCAACTCGACCCACGTGGCGGCGTAGCCTTCTTTGACGTCTCTGACTACGACCGCACGATCCGCGACTTCCTCCTGG